TTAGCGGTGATGGTGGTGGTGGTGATGGTGATGATGGTGATGGTGATGGTGGGGATGGCCGGTGTAATGCGCTTCGGCGGCGATAGGCGCCAAGGCAACCGCGGCGGCCAGCGCCAGCGCGGCGATGATTCTATTTAACATCGTGTTTCTCCTCAACTATCAGCATTATCAGCGCATTGTGCGCGCCCCGGGGAGGCTGGAGCCCAAGCTGGGCTATTTCAAGGCGGCCGCGCCCGGCTCGCGGTGGAATGGGAATTAATGCGGCCTCGCGCGAAGTCCAGGCCTCTCGCGCCGAACGGGAGGCGGGTTTGGCCGGGCGGCGTGGCGAATTTTTTTGCTTTTTGCTTTTTTCGCGCTTGACGGCCGCGGGCTCGAGTGGTATAAAAACCACATCGTCAAGAGTTGCGCCCGGGGCCGAGTTGGTCGCCGGGCGTTTTCGTTGGACGCATCCCCCAACCGATCCCCGAGCCCAATGCCGCGACGCCCGCCCGCCACCATCGCGCCTTCCCGCGACCGCGCGCGGCGCGACGTGGCCATTCTCGACTGGCGGCTGGAAGGCCGCTCGCTCGAGGACATCGCGCGCGATCTGCCCGCCGCGGGCTTCGAGCCGCTGTCGCAGTCGCAATTGCGGCGCCTGCTGCGGAGCGCGCGCGAGGCGGCCAAGGCCCGCCCGATCGAGGAAGCGCGCCGGCTCGATCTGCTGCGGCTCGATCAGCTTCAGGCCGTGCATTTCGCCAAGGCGATCGCCGGCGACAATCCCGCCACCGACCGCGTGCTGGCCATCATGGACCGCCGCGCCAAACTGTTAGCCGCGCCGCCGACCGCGCAAGAGACCGCCGAATCCGAAAGCGCCCGAAAGGCCCTGCTGGAAAAGCTCAACGCGATCGCGGCGCGGCTGATGGGAGCGGGGGCGGGGTAGGGGCGGCGGCTTCCGCTGTCGAGGAATAGGCGCTCATTCTTTTGCACGCTCTCGAATTTGAAGAGCGACAAGGCGGCCGACGCGCAGGACGAACTGTATCAACGATTCGTCGCGTTGCTTGGCCGACAGGATTGGACGAAATTCGCCGTTCGAGCTCCGGTTCGAGGAGTGTCGGAAGCCTTTGGCCTTGGCGGCCTTGCGATGCGCGATATCCAAATCATGCGCGGTCGTCACGGTGGCGACGATGGAGTTTATGGGCGGCTGCGATGGTTGAACGTTTTTGACCGCCACAAAGGTCTTCGTCATGGTGAATGCTCCTTGGTTTTGCTCTTCTTTGGTCGTTTCCACGTCGACGCGAATATGCGACGCCGCGGCATGAAGGAGGCGCAAAAGCCAGAGGTGCTCACAAGATGTAACATCGACGCTTAAGAACGATTCGAGGGAGCCACATACGTGGATCACTCGCGCTGACGGGTCAGCTATCGTTCGACGGGTGAAAAGCCTGTGTTTCGCAAAACGTGGTTAAGAGAACAGCTTAACGGTGGCAATTTGGTGGCCGCGCAAATCCATGAATCAACGTCATAAAACGGTGATCAAACTCGTGGCGTTTCCATGGGTGTCTCCGCCGGTCGTGACCGGCTGATAAAATTGATGATCGACATTCGGGTCGAAAAATTTTACCCGCGCGCGCGAACGCCGGGGTTGAAAGGGTCGTGCGCCGCAATATCATCCCGTGCTGAAGGGAAAGCTTCCTCCAATCACGAAATCATGAGGAGGGGTAAGATGGTTTGCAAATACTCGGCGCTCTTCGCTGTTGTTGTTGCTTCGGCTATCGCCGGCTTCAGCGGCGCCGCTCTCGCGGGCGATAAGTCGACCGACGCGGGCGGCTGGGCCGTGCCGAACGTGCCGGGAATGCCCGGTTACAAAGAACCGCCGAAAGGTCCAGACGAACCGAAGGCGCCGATTCCCGTGCCGCCCGCCGACCCGAACTCGGCCAGCTATATCCAGCGCATGGGCGAACCCGCGAAAAAATAAGCGGCGCGGGGCATATGCGAACAGTGAAGCGGCCGTGGGTTCACGGCCGCTATTTTTAGGTTTTAACGACGCATCAAGCGCGCCATCCAGAGTCTTGACGCTTTTGGAGCAGACGCGTCCCTTTGCTGGACGACACCGACCAACTCGTGCGCGTTCTCGCGGCGCGCTACCTCATTAAGGTCATGCCCGAGGGAGCGCTTGCGATCTTGAAGGACATCCACCTGCGCGGCTCGACGGAAGCGTGTCTCACCGCATCCGCGGTACTCCAAAAATATGAGCGCGGCGCGTTGAAAATTTGAGAGCGAACGGTTGCCTCGCGCTCGCGCGGCCAGCGCCGTGGCGAAAAGCGGCCGTCCATTAGTTCCGTGATTTCAAACGGACCCGCGACCTTCCGCTCCTTTCTCTCGCCAGGGAGAATCACACACGCCGATTGTCCCGCATGATCCACTCCCAAAACCTCGCGCGCATGACGCCCTTCGAGCGCGAGGCCTTCGTCTCCGCGCTCACGCCGCGCGAGGCCGCGGAGCTGCCTTTTCTGTGGGAGTTTTGGGCGCGGCCGCCGCAGCTTTTTCCTGATGGCGATTGGGTCTATTGGCTGCCGCTCGGCGGGCGCGGCTGCGGCAAGACGCGCACCGGCGCGGAGGCCGTGCGACTGTGGGCGAAGACCAACGCTTACGTCAACATCATCGGCGCCGCCGCCGACGATGTGCGCGACGTGATGGTTGAGGGCGAGTCCGGCCTCATCAACATCTGTCCGCCGGACGAGCGGCCCAAATTCGTCGCCGCGCGCAATTGCCTGGAATGGCCGAACGGCGCGCGCACGCTGTTGTTTTCGGCCGAGGCGCCGGAGCGCTTGCGCGGCAAGCAGCACTGCAAGCTATGGGCCGACGAACTCGCGGCCTGGCGCTACCCGGAAGCCTGGGATCAGGCGGTGTTCGGGCTGCGGCTCGGCGAGCGGCCGCAAGCCGTCATCACGACGACGCCGCGTCCGACCAAACTCATTCGCGAACTACTCGCCAATCCGCTGACCCATGCGACGCGCGCGACGACTTACGACAATCTCGCCAATCTGCCGCAAAGTTTTATCGACAGGATTTTGCGCGCCTATGAGGGCACGCGGCTCGGGCGCCAGGAGCTGAACGCCGAACTGCTGCTCGACACGCCCGGCGCGCTATGGACGCGCGCCACGATCGAGGCCGCTTACCTCGCCAAGCCCCCGGCGCTGACCCGCGTCGTCGTCGCGATCGACCCGCCGGCAAGCTCCACCGAGCGCGCCGACGAATGCGGCGTCATCGTCGCCGGTTTGAGCGAAAACGGCGAGCCCTGCGTGCTCGCGGACCTGTCGTCGCAGGGCGACACGCCGCTGCGCTGGGCGAGCCGCGCGGTCCAGGCGGCGCGCGATTTCGAGGCCGACGCCATCGTCGCCGAGGTCAATAACGGCGGCGACATGGTGGAGACGGTGATCCGCCAGATCGACGCCAATGTGCGCGTGAAATCCGTGCGCGCCAGCCGCGGCAAGTTTACGCGCGCCGAGCCGGTGGCGGCTTTGTATGAGCAGGGTCGCGCGAAACATGTCGGCGTGTTCGCCAAGCTGGAGGACCAGATGTGCCTGATGACGCCGGAGTTCGACCGCCGCGCGGCGGGGTTTTCGCCCGATAGGGTCGACGCGCTGGTGTGGGCGGTGACGGAACTGTGTTTTGCGCAAAACGACGGCGCGGCGATCATCGATTTTTATCGGAGGCTGGCGAGGGAGGGGAAGTAGGGGCGGCGCTTCCTTCTCCCGTTTACGGGAGAAGGTGGCCCCGCGAAGCGGGGTCGGATGAGGGGCGTCGCGGCTGAGAGTTCTAAGTTTGTTCGCAAGTCGACAAATGTTGCGAAGGCGCGGAAGCCCAAGCCGGAACCAAAGCGCCCCGGGGAGGGTTGACATATTCGCGAAAGCTTCGGAATTTATAGCAAAAATTGCACGGCAACGGATCGCTAACATTTTGGCAGCAAACTCATGCGCGATCCGCGAATGCCGCGAGCCAAAAAGGGGGATTGCATATGTCAGGAAATCGGGAAGCGACAGGCGGGAACCTCGGCAGTTTCGCAGGCCTGCCATACGATAGGCAGCCTTCTACAGCGTCAAATCAAGTACTTCACGTTCCCGTTCGTGATCCTAAACTCGTCAATTCCGGTAGCCAGGCCGTTTTCGACGGCCCAAATAGCGTGTCTAGTTTCCTGCTGCTTAAAAAGTCCCATGCAGGATTCAAATGAAAGCCCGCTGTGGTCAGAAATAATTTTAGCTATTCTGTTATGCTCAGACTTGATCGTATCAAGTTTCTCCAAGATATTTTTCTCCTCAAGGCGCTCATTATTATTCCCATTAAACCCAACACCATGAAACATGAATGTCGAGCATTGGTTCGCCAGTCTATTTTTCCCAGCTAGGAAAATAACATTGGCTATAGAATCAACGTTTGATATGTTGTGTGTGTTTATCTCATAAGGCATAGCTTTTATTGTATTATACATAGTAACGCCGTTTACCACATTTCCTCCTGGCGAGCTTATGGCTATTGTAAGCTTCGTCGCTCCTTGCGCCAGCAAGTCGGTCAAGTAAGCGGTCAAGCTGCTGCAAGCGGCCTGATGAATTTCTGATGTCAGGAAGAGAAAATGCTCACTCATAGGTGCGCGCTTTCAGCCTTGCATAGACGTGAGGGGTGAACCCAGAACGCGCCTATGCGCCACGTTCTAGGCGCATACTACATCTAGTTCCGGGTTTGTCAAAAGGGGTATCGCCCGAGCGCGCGGACCCAAATTAGCCTGCGGGCCGTCATGTGTTGTTTCCAAGGGAGAGGCGGATGCTTCGCGGCGGCGCGCTCGAAAGGCGGTTTGAAAAGCGCGCGCGATCGCGGCCGATCGCCTATGCCGCCGAGATTGGCGACGACGGCCTCGTCCTCGGCGCCGGAACGGTTCTCGCCCGGACGACGCGCGATTCGCTTGGTGCGCCGGCGCTCGACCTCGCAGACGGCGCGGGCCGCCTATACGCTCTGTTCGCGGCCGCCCATGGCCGGCCGATGTCCCCGGACCTGCCGCGCCATCTGGACGAGGCTTTCGCCCACTGGCGGCGTGGCGAGAAGGCCTTGGCCAACATACGCCTGGCTTTCGCCCAAATTCCTCGGATCGAAGATCGCTCCGACGCCTATCGGCTGTTTCTGGCCGAGGAGCTGCTCGACACGGGAATGTCGCCCGCCGCCTTGATGAAGGGGCTGGGCTTCGACCCTCCGCGTCGCGACCTCGCCAAATATAGTCCGAACCAGCCACGCGTCCCCGCCGGCAACGGGAGAAACAGCGGAAGATGGGGATCGGGCGGCGCCAATAGTTCAACGAACAATGTTCAAACCGCGTTGAATGTCGACCCGCGTTTCGCCAGCGACGCCCGACCCGACGTAACTCTCGCGCAGGGCGCGGGTTATCCCGTCGATCTCGCCGAGCAAGAACAGCAGGGAGGCCATACGATAGAAAGGCATGTGGCGAAATCCGAGGATTATTTGATAAGGCGCTCCGAATCGTCACGCGAGATTATCGGTCGGCTCGACAAATGGGCGGCGTTCGGCTCCTTTACGTCGCTTCAGGCCGCCGGTAAACTCGTCAACTCGACCATCGCGGATAATCAGCAGATTGTCGATCAGGTCGCCGCCCCTGAAGATCAGGGTGGATTGGACCAGGCTGAAATCGAGAAGACTTTTATTCAGCCAACGGGCTACGAGTCCTATGCCCCGAGCGGCGGGGCGAAATTTCAAATCAGGGACACTTTTTCCGTGAAGGTCATCATCCGCCACGACGAAAATACGAAAAGCGGCTATCGCGTCGTCACGAGCTTTCCGTTCAACCCGCCCTAAGAGAGCAAGCCGGTGGATATATATCATCCCGATGTCATGCCGCATAGCCCGCAAGAAATTCCGAGAGAATTTAAGAAAATGTGCTGGCAGCTTTCGCAGGACGTGGATTTGCCGCGCTACAAGTCCGACGAGGAACTGATCGCGTTCATGATAAAGGATCTGGATGCTCGCGAGAAGAAAGTGAACGCGGCTTATATCCGCGCCCTGTTCGCGCTGAATTTAAGCGACCGCGAACTCTTGAGCGTATCGTTCGACGCGGGGTCCAGTATGTGGATGCTGGGAGAAGAAGGGGCGGTGAAGGAGTTTTTCGGTTTGGTTTCCAGCGTCTTGGAATCTCAGTAGAAATCATAGCAAATCAGCCGCCTGAATAATCCGCGACGGCCCTTGCCGGCGGGCATGGCCGTCAGCCTGGAGAATCCGCTGACGGGAAAAAACGTCGCCTTCGACGACTGCCGCGAAAGCGACGGGACGATGATCGAAGCCAAGGGGCTTGGCTATGCGGAGATGTTGCAAGATCGGTATTTGGGCGAGGACGTCATTCCCGGCCGATGGTTGAAACAAGCGCGAAGCCAGGTCGCCGCGGCCGGCGCGCGCGACGTGGAATGGTTCTTCGCCGAGCCAGAGGCCGCGCGGAAAGCGGGAGAGCTGTTCGGTGACTACCAAACTCTTCAAAGGATCAAAATTTTCGTCATACCTGCCGAGGCGCCGTGATGAGAGACCCAGCATGGACAGAGGTCAAGGGGACTGACAAAAAACGCTACTACGTCCAAGCGAGCTGGGAGGGACGCGCCGAGACGCCGGACGAACTCGCCGCGCATTTCCTGTGTATGATGGATGCCTTAAAAAAAATCGATCCCATTTTCAGCCTTTGGACCTGTGGCGCGAAGCGACGAAAGAAGTTCGAAATGGTCCGCGACCGCTACGCCGAGGAAATCGCGGCGGGAATCGAGTTGGACGATTGGGGGGAGCCCACTCCCGTCTGCGGCTATTGGTTCGGCGCGATCACGCGCGACACGCCGAGGAATCGTTCTTTCGCCGTGTTGTGCAATGCCGGCGCGACCCTGAAGTCGTCTTTCCCCAACCACGTAAAATTGTCGACATTTTCTTCGGCTGATCCTCAACCGGATGCGGATGTCGTCGCATATCCAGTCTTCTATTCCGCCTTGCGAGCCATCGTGGACGCCTGGGATCCTGTCAGAGCCGGCGCCTATTCCCAGCAACTGATTCAACTAAACGAAAGCGCTTCGTATTTTCCGGCGGCCTGGATTCAATATCTCAATCCCTGGCTCGCGCAAAAAGTCACGCCGCCGTCGACGGCGCTGTCCGAGCGTCTGCCGAACGGCGGGCTTTTGATGACGGCGACGACGGAAACCTTCGATGTCGACAACCCCGCGCACCTCGCAGCCGCGCGCGACATGGCCGCCGCGATGGCGCCGTTGAACGCGCTGCCCTGGCCTTCGCAAAGGTGAGCGGCGACGCGAGATGCGTCGGCGATCTTCCGACGCCGCGGCTTGGTTGAATCCTTGCCCAGAACCCTCATCCGACTCCGCTTCGCGGAGCCACCTTCTCCCACGAGTGGGAGAAGGGCGCGCCCCCAACATTCCCCAAACCCCAAAGAGCCCCATCATGCCGCACGTCTTCACGACCGCGCGTCGCCTTCGCGCGGGAGCCTAATCCATGACGCAGCGCGATACGCAAGCCGGGCGCCCTTCATGGTCGCTGGCTCCGCAAGCCCTGTCCATCGCTTATGGACAGGCGCAATTCATGTCGTCGACCGGCGCCACCAGTCCTTCCGGCTGGTTCGGGCCGCTGACGCCGCTCAGCCCAATCGCGCCTCCCGAGGTCGCCGGGCGGCAGATGGATTTTCCGTCGGGCTACAACATCGTCTCGGGCGCGCGCGCCTATGAGCCGATCGGCTTCGAGGATTTGCGCGCGCTCGCCGAAACCTACGATCTGCTGCGGCTCGTCATCGAGACGCGCAAGGATCAGGTCGAGCGCATGTCGTGGTCGCTGCGCCCGCGCCGCGGCGCGACCGGGCCGGGCGGCGCGCGCATAAACCAGCTCACGCGGTTTTTCGAGCGGCCCGACGGCCAGCATTGCTTCGCGATCTGGCTGCGCATGTTGCTCGAAGACCTGTTCGTCATCGACGCGCCGACGCTTTGGCGCCAGCGCGCGCGCTCCGGCGAATTGGTCGCGCTGCATCCGCTCGACGGCGCGACGATCAAGCGCGTGATCGACGATTGGGGCCGCACGCCGCAACCCTTTCATGACAATGGCGTGCTGGTCCATCCCGTCGCCTATCAGCAAATTTTGAAAGGCTATCCAGCGGTCGATTACGCCGCGCGCGACATCATCTACGCGCCGCGCAATCCGCGCGCCAATCGCGTCTATGGATTCAGCCCGGTCGAGCAGATCGTGATGACCGCGAACATCGCGCTGAAGCGCCAGATGTTCACGCTGTCGCATTTCACGGAAGGCAACATCCCCGAGAGCCTGATCGGCGTGCCCGATAGCTGGACGCCCGATCAAATCAAGAATTTTCAGGACTATTGGGACGCTTACTTCACCGGCGATCTCGCGGCGCGGCGGCGGGCCAAGTTCGTGCCCGGCGGCGTCGCCAAAACCTTCATCCAAACGAAGGAGCCGGAGCTCAAGGGCGTGTTCGACGAATGGCTGGCGCGCATCGTTTGCTATGCGTTCAGCGTCTCGCATCAGGCCTTCGTCAATCAAACAAACCGCTCGACCGGCGAGACGCAGAAGGAGATGGCGGAAGAAGAGGGGCTGTGGCCGGTCCTGAAATGGGTGAAGCGGCTGATCGACGGCGTGTTGATCGAGGATTTTGGCGAAGAGGACATCGAGTTCGCCTGGGGCGAGGACGCGCAGATCGACGCGGGCCAGCAGGCGCAAGTGCTGACGAGCTACGTCGGCGCCGGGATTCTGACGCGCAACGAAGCGCGCGTGAAACTGGGCGAGACGCCGGTGATGGACCCGGCGGCGAATTTGTTGCTGGTGACGACGGGCGCCGGGCCAGTGCCGGTGGATCAATTGCTCGACGACCCACAGGGCTTAAAAAAAAAGTAGCGAAGGCCTTTAATCCAGACCAGCCGCGCGATTGGCACGGGCGGTTTGGAGAGGGTGGCGGCAATAAACCGTCGAATGATACCCAAACCGCGTTGAACGTCGATCCGCATGTCGCCAGCGATGTCGGATCCGACATAGCTCTCGCGCAGGGCGCGGGATATCCGGTAGATCTCGCTGAGCAGGAGCAGAATGGAGGCCATACGATAGAAAGGCACGTCGCGAAATCCGAGGATTATTTGATAAGGCGCTCGGAAACAACGCGCTCAATTGTAGGCCAGTATGACAACTGGGAGGCGTTCGGCTCATTTACTTCGCTTCAGTCCGCCGGTAAGCTCGTCAACTCGACAATCGCGGCAAATCAGGAGGTTGTCGATCAGGTCGCCGCGCCTATAGATCAAGGCGGATTGGCCGGGGCGACTTTTGAAAAGGCTTTTGACCAGCCGACGGGATACGAGTCCTTTGCGCCAAGCGGCGGGGCGAAATTTAAGATCAGGCCGACATATTGGGTAAAGGTCGTCATCCGCCATGATGACAACATGAAAAGCGGCTACCGCGTCGTCACGAGCTTTCCATATAATCCATGATGAAAGGACGAAGCGATGGGTATGTATCATCCCGATAGAATGCCTTGTAGCCCGCAAGAAATTCCCGAAGAATTTCAGAAGATGTGCTGGCAGCTTTCGCAGGACGTGGATTTGCCGCGCTGGAGCTCCTACGAAGAGCTTATAGCGTTTATGATAGAAGATTTAGATTCTCGCGAGAAGAAAGCTATTGCGGCCTATATACGCTCCCTACTAGCGCTAAATTTAAGCGATCGGGAACTCTTGACTGTATCGCGCCACGCGGGGTCCAGCCTGACGATATTGGGAGAAGAAGGGGGCGTGAAAGATTTTTTTGGACTGATTGCCAAAACGCTAGAGAGATGATCGACATTTCGACGATTTTGATGACCACAATTTTTTTTATTGTATTCTTTCCCCGGCGTGCCCGATAGCTGGACGCCCGACCAAATCAAGAATTTCCAGGACTATTGGGACGCATACTTCACCGGCGATCTCGCGGCGCGCCGGCGCGCCAAATTCGTGCCCGGCGGCGTCGCCAAAACCTTCATCCAGACGAAGGAGCCGGAGCTGAAGGGCGTGTTCGACGAATGGCTGGCGCGCATCGTCTGTTATGCGTTCAGCGTCTCGCATCAGGCCTTCGTCAATCAAACAAACCGCTCGACCGGCGAGTCGCAAAAGGAGATGGCGGAGGAGGAAGGGCTTTGGCCTGTCCTCAAATGGGTGAAGCGGCTGATCGACGGCGTGTTGATCGAGGATTTTGGCGAAGAGGACATCGAGTTCGCCTGGGGCGAGGACGCGCAAATCGACGCGGGCCAGCAGGCGCAGGTGCTGACGAGTTACGTCGGCACCGGGATTCTGACACGCAACGAGGCGCGTGTGAAACTGGGCGAGGCGCCGGTGACGGACCCGGCGGCGAATGTGCTGCTGGTGACGACGGGCGCGGGGCCGGTGACGGTGGATCAACTGCTTGACGATCCACAGGGCTTAAAAAAAAAGTAGCGACGGCGTTTGATCCGGACCAGCCGCTTGATTGGCATGGGCGGTTTGGGTCTGGCGAACTCGCCAAATACAATCCGCATCACGACGAAAAAGGCTGCTTCGCCACCGCCGACGGAGCGCGCGCCGATGCGAGGGCGAAGACGCACGGCGTGCGGGTGGCGCAGGCAGTTCCGCTTCCTCTGATTGGGGCCGCCGCCGCGGCGGCGGCGGCTGTCGGGAACGCCGTTCGCGGGACGGTCAACGACTGGCGCAAATCCCACCCCGCTCCTCCGGTTGTGGTGGCGTCTCCGTCGACGACAAACGAGCCCGCGCCGAACAACGCCGAGGATGACAAATCCGCGGATGCGACCTCGCGAACCTCCACTGCGGCAGCTCCGCCAATGCCGCCGGAGGATAATCATGACCCGAAGGAGCGGAAGAATGACGCGACCGCCGAAAAGCCCCAAAACGGTGTCGAAAAATCCCCCTCGACGAGCGAGTGGGACGGCAAGCGACTGGCCGCGGCGAAGGTTCCGGCCGAATGGGGCGAGGGGCAGCCGAATAGTAAGGGCGAAGGATGGCGTTGGGCAAACCCGGCCAATAAGAAAGGGGATGGCGTGAGGGTCGACAAAGGCGATCCGAACAGTGATTTCCCGTCGCAGCAACAAGACCACGTTATTGTGCGTTCCGGAGGAAAGGTTCTTGGCGCTGATGGAACGCCGATAGAGGTGAAAATAAAGAACGACCCCGACAATGCGCATATACCCCTAAAGGACTGGCTGCAGTGGCGCGAATGGAATAAACCATAGGTGTCTCCGTTCATTGTGCGCGGTACTCCGCGGTTCCGAGCGAAGCCTTATCGCGCTGCAACCGTATGAGGAGAGTTTTGATGAGGACAATTAAATTCCCCGACATGCGCATGAATGTCTTGGACAATCTTCAATCCTTGAGCGACGCGGATCACCAGATGAAAACCTGGATCAACCATGAAGCGTACGATTCATTTGACGAGGTGGTCCACTGTCTTTTCGACGACAGCGGTTTCGAGAAGGAGCCTCGCTCCGCTATTGGCGATCTTTTGTTCGAGGAGGAGGAAGCCGATCGGATTAAAGCCGTGATCGTTTCAATCGACGCATTGTTCGAAAAATACGGCAAGAATTTATCCGACGCCGGATATATGGCGACGCCCGAATGGCCCGCGATCATGGCGGGCGCGAGAAACGCTCTCCACGCCATGAAACGCGGAGATTTGCGTTACATGGAACCTGCACAAAGACAGGAGCTTTATGGCAAATATGGCATCGAGAGTTAACGAGGCGGCCGCATATCAACAGAAGGCGACTGGCGCCCCGCAAGGGACGGTCTATAATGTGCCGAATCCCAAGGCCCCGGCAGGCGTCACGAGTTTCGACGGGTACGATCCGGCGACGAATACATTGATCGACGCTAAATACTGGAACAAATGGCCGATAGATGAGGGATTTTCATCTGATTCGGTGGTTAAGCAAGCCCAGAGC